GAATCTTTGAGCGTTAGCGTGTGACCGAATGTTGCCCCTTGCTCAATTATAAAGTGGTGAAACCCAGCGCTCACGGCCTACTCCCATATCGCGCTAGCCCTCTTTCTTCTTGGGTCTTCCGCGCTTCTTCGTTGTCTTTTTTACTTCCTCAACCGGCTTTTCTTCCCACGCCTCATTGACATCTGGCGTTTCCGGGTCATCAGCCTTAAACGAGCCGTCTTCATTCCTTGCCCTTACCATTTCTGTTTCTGGCTCTTCTGCTACCTCTTTAGGTGCATCAACCTTCACTTCTACAGCCCAACCATTCGCCATAAAAGTTTGCATCAATTCTTCTTTCCAAGGCTCATCGCCATCCACTAATTCATCAAGTGCGTAAAGCTTCGCGCTCGTGCCATGCTCATTTGATGCGCCAGCTTTCGGAACTATTATTTTGTATTGAGCCATTTAATCCTCCAAAAGGATTGGGGGGCCGAAACCCCCCGTCACCTTATACAGTGCTGCTTGTATCAGCGTCAGTGCTGTGTCTGGGCGAACCTTTCACAACAGTTGCCGCGATTGGCGTACCGTTTGAGTGTGAGCCGGTAAAGTCAGCTACCACTCTGATGTAACGAGATCCACCTACATAACCGATTGTGGTTATTTGGGGTGTCTCTGCGTTGTCATCCAAAGTTAAGAAGATGCCGTTGCTGTCAACGGTTCCGTCAGTCACAGACGTTGCCGCCGTAACTGCACTAAAAGAACTGTTGTCGCTTGACTCTTCCAACTTGAAGTCTACTTTGACTGAACCAGAGAGTGTGTCTCCCTCAACGCCAGTGTTGACGATCACAGTTGCAGATTCAAAGAATTGAAGATCTACGCCTGTGCCGTTTGTGTCACTGGTGCCGACTACGGGAGCGATACTTTGGACAGCCGATATGCTGTTAGCTAAGTCTTTCATTTATCCCCCTAAGTAGAGCACTTCTGCTTAACGATTGCTTCAGCCAAGATAACTTGACCACCTACTCTTCTACGCGCTACATAACGAACGTTTCCAGAGGTTGCTTGTGTGAACGGATCACGCAGAACAGCCATCTGTACTCTGTCAACAATCATGTAAGCCCGGTTGAAGTCACCGAAAGCTACCGGGAAGGTTGCGCTTCCCTCGCTTGGCATGTCTGTGGCTTCCACATATGGATAGCCCAGAACTGTGTTCGTAGCGCCGCCCTGCAAAGAGAAGCCAGCTTGGAACACATATTGACCAGCGGTATCTTTCAGCTTCCTGATTGACGCGAGGGTGTTTCGATTGAATACGAATCGCCCGTTCCTTGCGTAATCAGCTTTGATGCCGTGTACCAAAGATATAAGGCCGTCTGCCGTGATCGCTGTAGCATTCCCAGAAACAACTTGACCAACGCTTGAGTTAGTCATGAATCCTTCTGGCTTGCCTACCGCGTCACCACTGACGAAAGCCGTACCTTCTGCGAGAGCAAACCTTTCTGCAAATTCTTGCTGCATCTCTGATTCAAGATCAAAGACAGTGTCTTCTAAGTCTTGCTCAGAAATATCAACAAGCGCGTAGTGCTCATGTGCTGGTATCTCTTCCAAACCTACTGTGTAACCAGTGGTTTCAGATCGTGTGCCTGTTTCAGAAACCCACTCAGCTGAAAACTGACCAGTTCTCTTGGGAACTTGGATGCTTCGCTGTGCGGTTGACCTGATTCGCGCAATAGAACGAATTGGGCTTATCTCTGTAATTGTTTTGATAAGCTCACGAACGTATTCGGGGGGAGCTAAGAATCCACCCGTTGTATCGTTGCTTACCGTCAAAGCTTTCGCTTCGTCAGGCTCTAGTCCTTCCTTACCTTTTCGGCAATAAGCATCAAATGCTTTCACCGCCATATCAACTTGCTGTGTGCTGAAGCCAGAGTTCGGGCGGGTTACAACAGTGTGCAACTCTTCCATCTGCTCTTTCATGGCTTCTTGTGCCGCTTGCTGCTTGGTTAGGGCTTGATTGACATCTTCAAATGAATCCATCTTAGCCTCTATGTTGGCTAATTTCTCATCCAGAAGAGGATCGCTCTCACCTTTCTCCAAGTTCTCAAGCTTTTGGTCATACGTTTTCTTGAACTCTTCAAACGCTGAACCAAGCTCGCTGATAGCGGATTTTGTAACTTCTTCCATATCAGTCACCTGTCAGAATGTTGGTTAATGTTTTGATAGCCAATATTTCCTGCTCATCAGGTGCATCTCGCACTGTGAGCGTATCCACAATGGCTTTGGCTGCTGCCTTTGCTTCTGAACGAGAAATAGAGAAAGCATCACGCAGTCCATTTTCCCATTCTCTGATAGTAATATCTTGGCCCTTCACCGAACGAACGTAGGCCTTCGGGTTCATCGGGAACGTGACCAAAGATACTTCCATCAAATCTACTTCATCTATGACCCTTCGCTTAGTGCGCCGCTCATAGTTGTAGCCCTTCGGGTCTACCTTGAAACCAATAGACAAACCGTCCAGAGCGCCCATTTTCATTAGCTCGTAGGCTTCCCGGCCAGCTTGTGTTTGAAGCGCCAAACGGCCTTTTACATATAGGCCTTTGTCATCTTCTCTTATCTCATCAAACACACCAATCGGCATGTCCGTCTTATGTTGGTATAGCAACTTTACTTGCTTAGGGCCGCGCTTTCGTAAGCTTCTCTTGAACGCGCCTTTTTGAATTACATCATTGCCTAGATCTGTGTTGCCAAATATAGATCCGTACCCTTCGAACTCACCAGCGCCTTTATCTTCGTCATCATCATCATCGCCGTAAGCTTTGAGTTCTGTTTTTATATCTAGGTATTCTGGATCAGCTTTTACATCTTGGCCGGTTGCTTCAATGTAATCTTCGTGATTCTCGCATGGCATGAAAACCAGCTCGCCATCTTCATCATGGGAATGCGTACCTACACAGCCAATCTGTCTGGCTCTTGCAGCGGCTTCTCTTTCAGTGGTGAAAACGTCCCGCCGAATGCGCTCTTTGTTTTCTTCAGCGTCTTGTTCCACGTGAAACTCTTCATTGTCCACGTCTTCTAATATGCTTTCTGCCATAAATATCCCATCCCTAATTATGGTCTGGGGCTTCCACTGAAGCCGGCAAGCTATAACCTAATAGCCCACACATCCTAGACCAACATTCACATCAATACAACATCCCTTTCATCAGCGTAAATGATGACACAACGGCAGTTTACGCTATGATATGCGCCCCCTGCTGGGTCTGCTACGTGCTGCATTCTAACTGATCCTAGCTTAGGATGCGCCAAAATAAACGGTTCTGACATCTCTACCGTTTGCCCGTTTGCGTTCCTGTGTTCGCGCCTTGTTCGTGCATCTGCAGTGCTTACCCATGTCTTCATCATCTTTATGTCATAGTCCTGCTGCACCTGCCCGTAATACAGATGGTTCGCTGCGCTGATGGCACTGTGTGTTTCTGTTCTGGCGATGAGCGCTGCGCGGGAAGTGGATATACCGGCTATAGCGGTTGAAACGTCTCTTGCTATCTCTGCAAGTGTTTTGTCATCCAACCTGCCTTGCCTGATGATCCTGTCAATCTGCCTAGCTATGCGATTAGAAACGTTGGACAAGAAAAGCTGTCGTGTAGCGAAGTAACTGGCAATAAACCGTTCAATGTCTACTTGGCGGCCTACGATCTCAATGTTTTCTTGCTTCTTTGAAAGCTCATAAGCCTCATTGTTCATCTTGAACACAGCAACGAAGCATCTTCTGTAATGCTCATCCATGATTGGGAACAGCTCATCAGTGAGGTTTGACCTGGCAACGTCTGGTTCGAAGATACCGAACTCTCTATACAAGAATGATTGTGTGTTGCCGAACTTGCGTATAAATGCCCTTACCTTACTGAATATGAACTTCTCAAGGTTAACGCGAAGCGCCTCATGCTTGCGAAGCTCTGCCATTCTGCGAATGCGGCCACGACGTACGGTCTCAAGCTGCTGCTTAGTTTGCAGCATCACTTCTTGCTACTAAGGGGGTGTCCTTTCGGGAAAAGATCTTGATCAAACTTCCCGCTTCTAAATTTGCCTTTACCAAGCGCATATAGGAAAGCATTGACCCTTGCGTACGCCCACCTGTCTTCACCACCGGAAGCTCTGACGCTTGGCCGTACTGATTGTGGGTTTGTTCGGTAAGCGCCGATGCCGCGCCTAAATACAGCTGAAAGCATTCTAAGAGTGGCTTTTTTCTTCGGGTCAGAATATTTTTCGTTGTGCTTGGCTACCTTGTTCTTCAAGCCTTCTTTTACCTTCGCACTGACCTGCTTTGTTTCACCAGCCAGCTTATTGATAAAAGCCGTCAAGTATTCAATATCATCCATTCGCTTCTAACCTCACTGGTTCTGATTTAGATTCCTCGCGCTCAATCTGTGCTCGTTTTTTTTTAGCCCAACTGAACCCTGCGTCACCACCCCACAAGGCCCACGCTATTCTGCCGGCACTTGGATATCCTTTCTCTCCCGGCCTAAACCCCTCCGCTTGTTTGTCTACCTCATGCCTACTGAAAAACGAAAACATACGCTTTACAGTATCAATGCTCATATTTTTGCCGCTAGCTATATCTCTTGCCCTTGCTACCCCAACATCTGTGCCGCCACGGTTGAACTCTCTTCGCCATTCAAGCCCGCGCCGCGCTTCTGTAACCATGCCATCAGATGGTTTGAGGTTTATATCTGACAGCGCCTTTTCTTCTTCATCATCTTCCAATTCTGCAGCGTCTTCTTCGTTGCTGCGGTCTTGCGCTGGCGCTTTAGCTTCACCTAACGGGAAAAGCGTGGCTGGTACTAACAGCTGGTCAGCACCATCAATCGGTGACAGCCCAACCGCCTCCCTTGCTTCGTTCCTTGTCATGATTCCTGCGTTCACAGCTGATACTACGTTCTCGTAAACCCTGCGCCGCCTTTCTGATAACGCTGGTATTTGATCTATGTCATATTCGAATTTTAGAGTTTCACTAAACTGCGCTACCAGCCATTCGTTCAGATCGCTCTCAACTTTGTGTAGATAAGGGATGATGGTCTCTTCATACAACGCCAGCCTTGCTTCTGCTACGTTTGCGTATGTCTGAGCATCTGGCACACCAACCAGCTGGCTTGGCACACCAAAACACATCGCTATGTCTGTGGCGCTCATGTGTTTAAGGTTTATGAAGTCCATGTCTCGTGGTGACAGGCCCATCTCTTTCCAATCAAAGTCTCCTTCTAAGAGAAGCGGTCTGCCGGCATTCTGCGATCCTTGAAACCTATTGTTTAGATCTGTGAGGAGCTGTTGCCGTTGTGATTCGCTTAGGTTTATCGCATACCCGGCATCATCTTTCGGTTTGAATATCACCGCGCCCGAAGGCCTAGCCCCGTTGTTGAGAAGGTTGATGTTGTGACTAGATGACAGGTTGTGCTGGTCTACTTCTACCGCCGCCGCGCTAAGTGGTGAGCAACCGTAGAAATCATCAAGAGGGTTCCACAGCTTCGTTTGTTTAAGATCAGAAAACCCGCTGTCCTGATCCACTTCGTATATTTGCTCAACCCTGCCGTTTACCATGTATTCATAGCGAGATGGCATTGATCCCTGCCCACCCTTGATTGTTATGCGGTCTGGGCGTAGCAGGTGCAGTTCTCTTGGTTGGTTAGATAAGCCGCCTACCTTTACATAATAGGCGTTGCCACTTAACAGCAAGTAGCCGAACAAGCTAGCGAAAAACTCACTGTATGATTGCAGCGGGTTCGGTCTATCCAACAGATCAATCAATGGGTGGTTCTCTAACACTGTGTCGCCGCTTTTCACCATGAAGGGAACAGAACTAGCGCCTTTGGATATTTCGTTCACACAGCGGAATACAATGGCGTTCTTTAGATAGCCTTCTCTCGCTAGGTCTTCGTAACTGTAGTTTTTGTGCATCCCAGATTGAATGCCGAAGTAACCAACCATTGAGGATTGCTTGGTGTCAGAGGGTTCGGCACCTCCACTGAAAATGCCTTTAATGTTGTCTAGTACCCCCATCAGCTAATCCTCCACTGTACATCCCCGCGAGACTTGCTTAGTTCTGATAATCCCCAAACTAAAGCATCTAGTCTATCTGGGCTGGGCTTTGGCCGATCACCTGTGTATGTACACATCTGATTCTCTAGGTCTGGGAATGTTCCCATGTGGTGAACGCGTTGTTGCTCATATAATGCGGCTATCGGTTCCGCTCTTATCAATTTACCTCTCGTTGCGTGTACCGCTCTATACGGCACGTTGCTATCAACGGTTCGAATAAGCCGCTCTACAAGATCACCGCCGTTGTTTACTTCAGCAACAATCCGGTCAGCTTGCCATTCATAATACGTCCTTACCACCATCCTACCCCATTCTTCGGGAGAATACCTGCCTGATAAGTCCTCTAACACGTAGAAGTGATTCTGACTGTCTTTGCCCACAACTACAATACCCGTTTCGTCTGAGTCTTCTCCTGACGTTACTGCCGGGTCAACAGCGATCAATATGTTTGTTAGTTCACGCTCCTCATCACTACCAAGCCGCGCTGCGTCAATCATTGATGGCTTCCACAGCGCACCTTCCATTGCGTCAATTACTTCTGCATATAGTTCTTGTCTGCCGAGCGTTGTGCCTTCGTACTTATCTCTGAGCATCTGCAAAGTGCTTTCTGCTAGGTTCGCGGCGTTCTCAAACGTGTTCCCGGTTGTCACCTTTACATCATCGCGCTTAATGAGATTGCGGATCATTGGTGTTGGTCTGGGTGTGGTTGTTATGACGCACTTGGGGTTTTTGCCAAGACGCAAAGCAAACATCAGTTGGTCAAACGTATCTGGGTATCTCCATGCGGCAAGCTCATCACACCATGCTCTGTGGAACTGTGGGCCTCTCAATCTGTCCGGTTCTGTGGCACTGAAGCCCATGATCTGCGAACCGTTATACAAACGTATTGAAGCGCCGCTTGCGTTGTACCCTCTACCCCTGCCGCGCATGACACAACCATCTGGCAATGATTTCAATATACCTGATGGCCCTTCGAAAGCAGTTCGCTTCAAGTCTCCAAACGTTGGCGTTACCACGGCAACCTGCACTTCCGGATTGCGGCAAGCGTACAGCACTGCATCTGCCGCACCTGTTCTTGTTTTGCCCCAGCCCCTACCGGCTAAGATCAGCCATATGTTCCAGCCATCATCTTCTGGCGTGATCTGTGCTGGGCGGGCCGTGTCTAGCCAATCAATGTAGAGATCCGACGTCGCCCTGTGACCTTGATTTTGCAAGGCCATCAAGTTGTTCCATAATTGATTGGAAGGCTTCGGGGTTGCTGACATCTGCTGATACCTTAGATATTTCCTGTGCTTGTCCTAACGCTAGCTTGCCAACCTTCTGCGCGTTGGCTACCACTGTGGATAACTGGCTGAGATCA